GGCTGTGTAGGTGAGGGGTGGACCCTTACTGATGGTGCGAATCTTGAGTGCCTCTGCAAGAGCAACTGCTACAACTGTAGCAGGCTCTTTCATGGCCTTCTCATTGACTCTCTTCATCAAGGTCTTGAAGTTTTCCTTCAATTGAGTATCCTCATAGACATACTCCTCCTCACCTCTGATCTCTCTGGTTTCCTCGTCCGGGAACCCCACACGGCGGTCTTCGACCCCGCTCCCCTCCTCGACGCTTTTAGTTAAGCCTCTATGTTTTCCATATTTTCCAATTGCAAGAGTTCCACCTGGAACCCTGAGCCCTTTTAAGAGCTCGGGGTTCTCGGCAATAACTCCGACCGCACCTGCACCAGCACGGTTGTTTATGTAGTTAGCACTAGTACTCGGGAAGAAAGGTTTAAACCTATCTTCATCCGTGAACTCAGCACCACCGAAAATTTCCTTGACGGTACGCCTAAGCTCGTTCTTAACAGAATCGATACTTAACGTTCCTTCGATAGGTACGTCTCCTAGGTCTCCCCAGGGTCGTAAAATTTTCTTTGGCGCTTGTGCTCGCTCGGAAGTAAGACTTTTTACAGTCTTCTCCAACCCAGCGGCCAGATCTTCCTCGTTCGGAAGCGGCATCCCTTTCTTTGAAAGTAAGATGCTACTTAAGAATGAAGTAGATCGCTGCGGGTTTGCATCCCTGAAAAATATGCGCTGCCATCGGCCGACCTTGCCTCCTATCAGAAATCTTGGATTGTCTTGGGCAAAAGCTTCATCGTCTCTATCCGGGATCGCCTGATTAAGGTGATACGAATAGAACGCTGCAAGTTTATGCTTCATGAACTTCATCCAATTGAATTCTAAGAGGTCAACGGTCTTCATCCATGTTGTCACAGTGCTTCTTTTAAGAAGTTCGTCTGCTGACTCGGATTCCGATTTGTAACCATAGAGCTTATACACTAAGTATAAGACGTCGAAACACACACACAAATTGTCCGCTGCGGAAAATAGCTGCTTTTCAAGCACATTTTCTGCATCCACGGACAGCACCGGCACATCGCCGGTGGGAGAAATCTCTACCAAGGGGGGCTTGTCGCCTACAAGTCCCGTTACTTCTTCTACTTTTTGCATTCGTACCTTCCTTTTAAGGAAGGCTCTCGATTTCGTAATT